CGACAACGGATAGAGCAAGAAAAACTACAACGACAACAACGCTTGCAAGAATTAGAAATACATATCGAAAATAAAATGCACGCTTGCCTATCAGAAAAAATTGAGCTATTCAATAATTATTTAGCACAACTACGCAAGCAACTAACATTACAGAATTACGATACAACATGCCAACAGATAAGCAACTTAAGCACTACATTAGATGTTTCTGTGTTCTCTTTTGGTATATCTAATAGTCTATTTAGACCTCTAACAGATGAGGAGATAGAAGCAAAGAAAAAAGAAACAATAGCTAAACATTCACAATCGGTTTTTAATGAATATAATAATAGAACAGAGTTTTTGAAAGGTGAAACAGTAGAAATATTACCATCATTAAAAGCAGAATTAGAACGCATAGCACAAGCAAGCAAAGAGGAAGCAGAACGCATTGAGAAAGAAAAAGCAGAGAGAGAAAAGCAACAAGCAGAAGCTTTCGCACGACAACAAGCAGAACAATTTGAAAGAGAAAAGCAAGCGCAACAGCTTAAAGCAGAAGCGCAACAAGTAAACTCTATGTTTGTTAGCAACGCAACAGAACAAGCATACAAACCAAACACAAAGGTATCTAAAAAGATACAATTACTTAAAGCAGATGGAATTTTGCCTATCATCTCTTATTGGTGGCAACACGAGGGTTGTACACTCTCTACAGACGAGCTGGCAAAGATTTTCAAAAAACAAATAACATTTGCAGAGAAAGTTGCAAGCAAAGGTGGTGATACCTTGAAAGATGCTAACATCGTATATGTAGACGAGGTAAAAGCAAAATAAATATGAGCAATTACGATAGCTACTATTCACGCAGTGAGGTTTCAAACTCTGACCTCACTGCCTTAAAAGAAATAATGCACCCACGCTCACAATTAGGAAACAAAGAGCTGGCTTTTCGCTTCGGTTCATTGGTAGATGCTATCATAACAGAACCTCACAGAGTAGACTTTATTCAATGTAAAGTAGACGACACACAATATAGTGAAGATGAGTTCTTACACGCAAAAGAAATGAAACGTGCATTACAATGTGAAGCGAAAAAAGACCCTTTCTTAGCAAAAATCTTAGAGTTGTCGCAAACACAAATATTCATGGTTAATAAAGGGCAACAATTCACATACTGTGATTTTCCTTTCCAACTAAACACACGATGCAAATGGGATTGGTATATGCCTACACTTAATTTTGGGGGCGACCTAAAAACAACATTTGCCACATCACAAGCAATATTTGATGATGCTATAGACTTTTTTGATTGGGATAGAAGTCGTGCATGGTACATGGATATAGCACACTCTGACAAAGATTTTATATATGCTATCAGCAAAAAGAATTTTAAGGTATTTAAAAAGTTTATCACTCGTAACGATAGTATATATAATAAAGGTAAAGAGAAATACGAAGAACTTGCTTTTTCTTATTGGTGCTTATCAGCAAACAACAATACACATAAATAATGGAACTAAAACATCAATTAAAAGTAGAACCTTATCCATACCAAAAAGAGGGTATCATCTTTGGACTAAATAAAAAAAAGGTACTTATTGGCGATGAGCCTGGATTAGGCAAAACACTACAATCAATAGGTATTGTAGATATAGCAAACGCTTATCCTTGTTTGGTTGTTTGTCCCTCATCATTAAAGATAAATTGGAAAAGAGAATTTGAGAAATTCACAGATAAATCAGCCCTAATATTGGAAAATAACGTGCAAGCCACATGGGGCTATCTCATAAAGATTGGTATGCACCAAGTAGCAATTGTTAACTATGAAGCATTAAGAAAATATTTCGTATGGGATATAAACGTAAAAGGACGTTCACAATTTAGATTGAAAGATGTTGTTTTTAACCCTGCAATAAAACAATTTAAATCTATCATTGTAGACGAAAGTCACAGAGTGAAAGACCCTACAGCACAACAATCAATATTCACAAAGGGGCTTTCTATTAGTTGTGAATATAAAATACTCTTATCGGGTACACCTGTCGTGAATAGACCTGAGGATTTAATAACACAGCTTTCTATTCTTGATAGATTAAAAGAGTTCGGAGGACGGCAACAATTTGTAGCCAACTATTGCACAGACCCACGAAATAAAGAAACTGTACCTGCCGTGCCGTTATCTACTCTATCACAACAATTATATAACACGTGCATGGTACGAAGAGAAAAAGCAAAAGTTTTACCACAATTGCCAGATAAAACACGCACAGACTTATTTGTAGAAATAAGCAACAAAGACGAATATAACCTTGCGGAAGAAGACCTAAAACAATATTTAGAAGAATATGTAGGGTGTTCAGATATAGAGATAAGGCGCAAAATGAGAATGAAAGCACTTGTGCAATTCATGACCCTACGAGCATTAGCAACGAAAGGAAAGATAAAACAAGCGATAGATTTCATCAACACCTTTATAGAAAACAAACAAAAGCTTATTGTCTTTTGCGCACTACATGAAATTGTAGATGCCCTTAAAAGAGCCTTTCCAAACGCTGTAACCGTAACAGGACGTGATAATGCTATCAACAAGCAAGCATCAGTAGATGCCTTTCAAAATAACCCTAACACAAATATTATTATTTGCTCTATAAAAGCAGCGGGTGTAGGTTTAACACTAACAGCATCATCTAATGTCGCTTTCTTAGAATTGCCGTGGACGTATGCTGATTGTTGTCAGTGCGAAGATAGGGCGCATCGAATAGGACAAAAAGATAATGTTAACTGTTATTATCTCTTAGGACAAAAAACAATTGATAGTGTTATTTATTCTCTTATACACCGCAAAAAGTCTATTGCATCAGAAATAATGAATGCAGACGATGAAATACCCACAGACGAAGTTTATTTCGATGAGTTAGTAAACTCTTTTTTAACAACAAATAAAAAATAAAATTTACCATTTTAAATATTATCAATCATGGAAAAAGAACAAAAAATTACGGCAAAAGAAAATTTTTTAAAGTTAGTAAAGCGTGTTAAAGACTTTGAAGATGAGTGTAATAATAATAGAAAGTTATTACAGGAACTATTAGACTACTCAATAGAAGATTTTCATGAAGTACTTGACGTAGCGCAGAAAGTAAGAGGACTTTACCATAGAAAGCAAGAAGAGTTTAAAGACGGAGATATTTTGCACTCAAAAGGCACAGATAGGATTGTTATCTTTAAAAGCTATGAAACTGAATTAAAGGGTGTTTTTTGCTCTTATTACAATAACGGTAAAATAGCCCTAAATTCAGGTTGGTTAACTCATTCTTTTCGCCACGCAACAAATGAAGAAAAACAAACATTCTTTGACGACCTAAAAGAAAAAGGCTTGCATTGGAACGCAGAAACAAAAACAATGGAGAAGAAGAAGAATTTGAAAGTAAGAATTAAAAAGTTAGTAGAGAATGCCGTTATACCACATTACGCTAAAAGTGGTGATGCAGGACTTGATTTAACTGTTACAAAAGTAAAGCACAAGAAAGGCAAAGTAAAGTATTACAGCGGACTTGCCTTTGAGATACCACAAGGATATGTAGGTTTACTCTTTCCACGTAGTAGCAACGCAAATAAAGATTTACTACTCACAAACTCTGTCGGTGTTATTGATAGTGGCTATCGTGGTGAGGTTACAGCAGTGTTTCAAAAAACAACACTTTTGCAACCCGAGAAGTACCATATAGGCGAACGTTTTGCACAGCTTATTATCCTACCCTACCCACAAATAGAGTTTGAAGAGGTTGAGGAGCTTTCCACAACGGAACGTGGAGCAAACGGATACGGAAGTACAGGCAAATAATTGTTAATGATTTATGTTTATTATAAAGCTTGCGGTTTGTGAAAATAGCAAGCTTATTTTTTATATTAAAAAATGGAGATTAAAGGGAGAATACATTGCTTTTTCGAGCAATCAGGTACATTTAAGAAAGAATTTATAAAGTTAGGATATGAAGCAGAAGACTATGATATACAAAACACTTTTAACCAAACAGATAACGTCATAGACTTATTTAATGAGATAGAGAAAGACTACGATAATATTAGCAGTATATTTGATAAGATAACAACTGACGACTTAATAATAGCTTTCTTTCCATGTACCTATTTTGAAACAATACAACAAACATACTATACTCTTAACAACACTAATTATAGGAATAAGTCTACAGTAGAACGCATTAAATTAACAATAGACAGAATAAAGCAGCGCACGAAGTTTCATATTCTATTGTATAAGCTTGTTTCTATTTGTTTAAAAAGAAATTTAAGACTAATCATAGAAAACCCCGCACAAACACCAAACTATCTTATCACAGGACAAAATTTTCCTCCTCCTACAATTGTAGATAATAACAGAATGTTGCGAGGAGATTATTTTGTAAAGCCCACAGCCTATTGGTTCTTTAATTGCGAACCTACAATCGGGTTTAGCTATCAAAAAGATAAAAAACAAAAAATAATAAATAAAGAACACTCTACTATAAAGCGTTCTATGATTTCACCTGATTACGCACGGAACTTTATCTGTGATTTCATCTTAGGAAAACAACAACATACAACACCTACTTTATTTTAATTTTTAACTATGGCAACAGACAATAAAAAATATGTAAAAGAAGCAACTGTGACACCTAAAGGAAGTTTAATATTCCACTCAACACGCAAAGTGTTACACTTTCCTTTATGCACTTTTGGATATTCAACAAAAACACAGAAAGAAAATAAATTATTCAAAAAATGATAATCGCATTTACACATCATTGTAATATCCTTATGGACAATAGACTTAATTCTTTACGCATGGAGTTAGGTTGGGAGGGCTATGGTCTTTATTGGGCGTTAATAGAACACCTTGCAAGTAATGATAATAAAATAAGGCTTGATTATGATGACTTAATAAGAATATTCCAAACAAATAAAACGCTATTACGACGAGTAATAGAAGACTATAATCTCTTTTCTCTTTGTGACGAAAAGGACTTTTTCTACGCCTATTATTTAGCACCTACAGAATGTGCAGCGCAAACAACAAAGACAAACGCACCAAAAGAAAATAAAACACCTGTAAAGCGTTTTGTACCTCCTACAATAGAAGAATGTAGGAAATATGCAATAGAACATGGATATGATGTACAGATAGTAGACGCATTTTACTATTATTACGAGTCCAATGGTTGGAAGGTTGGTAAAAATCCAATGAAGAAGTGGAATATGGCACTTGCAAAGTGGAACGCTGAAAACAAAAATAAGATATTAACAACTCAACAGAAAAGAGAATATGAAGACTACACAAGGCGACAAAACAACATTGCCCTTACGGAGCATATCAGAAACACAAGCGATAACGAACATAACGAAGCTTTATCCGACCTATTTGGAATTGACACAGACCTTTAACCCTAATACAAAATTACTGATGTCGCAAACACCTTATAAAATGATATGTGTTTCTTCTCCCAAGTTATGGCAAATAGATAAAGCATATCACAATACGGCATCACAAGAATATATAGTTGTTTTGTTAGACTATATAGAGATGTGTAGTGGTAAAGTAAATAAATTAACAAACTCACAAAAGATATTCTTATCTAATCAAATATCAACTGTTTACAGTCAGATGACTTTAACGCAATTGGTCTTATTTGTCTATGAATATTTGCGTGGCACATTCGGACAGGATTATGGCAGTATAGACCCTACGCATATATTACAATCTTTAGAAACTTACTATAGAACAACAGTTCAAAATATTATAGAAAGAAAGAAGCAGAAAGAATATTTTAAACGATTAGAAGAGGAAGCAAAAAGTGCTATTTCTTATAAAGAATATTTGAAAACAAAAAAGTCGTAGATATGAATGCTAATTACGAAAGATTAAAGCTTTATGTAACAAGTAGAGCAATTCTACTACAAGAGGGGTGGTTCATTGTAGATAAATAAAGTAATTAACAAATAAAATATTATCAATCATGGAAAAGAAATATAAGTTAAGAGAAGATTTAACAAAAGAGTTTTACGGTAAAACATTGTATCGTATTGAAGCCCTTAGGGACTTTGGAGATGTAGCGAAAGGAGAACTCGGAGGGTATATCGGAAAAGAAAAGAACTTAAGTCACGATGGTGATGCAGAAGTTTGGGATAATGCAGAAGTTTGCGGTAATGCACAAGTTTA